CTTGTACTCGGTGTTGAGTTGCAGGCCGGTGCGGGTGATTGTGAAATCCCAGCCGTTGAGGTCTGCGTAGTCGTCTTCTTGGCTGACTTGATCGAGTTCTTTGATCAAGCCCTTTTGGGTAAGCTCCAGCACCTTGATGGTCTCTGACTGGTAGTCGAAGACGAAAAGGCTGATCGCAAACTTGGGCTGCTCCAGGCCGGAGCCGTCCAGCTTCTCACGTTGCTTGAAGTCGCCCAGCTCGATCTCAACATCGCTAGGTGAAGGAACGTCAAGAAAACGGAAAGGCTTTTTCTGGCCGTCGAGCTCGCCCCAGACTGTCCAGTACTCCAGAGGAGACTCGCTGACGATGGCGAAGCGCATCTGACCGCCGTCGGTCAGCTTGCTGGCACTGAGGTATCCACCGGATTGCGCTCCAGTGCCGTTGACGGTTGCTGATGCTTGTTGAGAGAGGAAGCCCATGTGCTCCTTTGCACGCTTTGGCTTTAGCAGTGTAGCACAACTGTCAACCTGCCTAGAATAAAAAAAGTAGACGCATCACTTGAATGCGCCTACTTTGTTGTCGCCGTAAATCGGCTAAACCCCGCTTTAGTGTAGCAAAATGAGTCTCACGCTTATTGACTTCGTTCGCCAGCTTGCGGACGACATGGTTCTTGCTCCCATCTACCGCAAAGGAGCGGTTATGCGCTCCGGTGCCTCTGCAAAAGGCAAGAATCCCCACGAAGACGCCCTCGATCGCAACCTCAACAAGCACGATGCTGCTCTGCTGATTGAGAAGAGCCCGAAAACCCTCACCGCTGTAGGTCTTTGGACTGGTGTTCGCGGTAACGGCTACGTCATCCTCGACGTTGACCGCAACCTCTCCGCACTCAAGAAGAAATGGGGTGATGCGCTCCAGGGTGCTCCTGTCATCACCTCGACTAAGAAGAATGCTGCGAAGTACATCTTCCGCGTTCCAGAGGCCCTGTGGACCGATGTAGACGGCTTTGGGCTGTCAGAGGAGACAGGCAACTCCTACGAGGTGCTGTGGGGCGGCCAGGGCCTCCGTCAGGGCCTCATATATGGCGCTTACCCAGGAAGCCTTGATGGCAAGGCCCCTGAAGGCTCCTACGGCTTTGTAGGCGATCCAGACAACATCCCTACCGCGCCGGATTTTCTCATCGCTGAGATGAAGGCGGCTAAGGCCAAGGAAGGTAAGGGCTTCATCAGCAACCGCAGAGCACTGGACGTCTCAGACCGCACTGAGGACGAGATTGCTGAAATCGTTCAGGAGTGCCTCAACGTCATTCCGCACAAGGGTGTTGGCTCCAACGAGGAGTGGGTGAAGATCGGCATGGCGATCCACAGTGTCCTCCCTGGTGACTTGGGTTTGACGTTGTGGTCGGCGTGGTCGGCTAAAGATCCTGAGTTTGCTGACGAGTGGAAGAAAGGCAACCCGTGCCAGGGGCGGTGGGAGTCGTTTAAGGCTGGCGGTATCAGCCTTGGCACCCTCATCTGGCTGGCTGATCGGGTGGACCCCAAGCGGGCAAGGTTCTCCGCCTCCAGCAAAGCGATTGTCGAGGCAGCCGAAGCTGCTTTGCCTCCTGCGCGTGGTTTGAGCCATCAGCAGATCATCGACGAAGCAAAACGCATCCAGACCCTCGACAACCCGTCGGAGGCGAACCACAGGATGAGCCAGCTGGCTCGTGCCGCCGAGTACATGGATCGCGCTGCCATTGAAAAGCTTCTGCTGGATCAACTCACCTACGAACGAAGAATTGATCGAATGACAGTCGGAGAACTCTTGGAGCGGGATTTCAATCGCGGCTACATCATTCCCGATGTGTTGCCGTCACCTTCTGTCGTTCTGCTTTACGGACCAGGGGGTGAGGGTAAGTCGATGTCTGCTTGGACCATCGCAAAGCACGTCGCCACAGGGACGCCTTTTGTTGTCCGGGGGCGCCTCATGCCTGTCAAAAAAGGGCCTGTGCTGATCCTGAATGGCGATCAATCCTTGCCGCAGATCCAGGAGCAGCTGCAGGAGGTCGGTATGCCTGCTGACGCTCCAGTGCATATACAGCCCAACTGGCACCTCAAGTACATGAACAGGTTCTGTGAGCTGATGGATGAAATCAAGCCCGCTCTGGTGCTGATTGACTCCCTCATCGGCTGCAGCGGTGGTGCGGCCTTTGACGAGAACAAATCGGAGTTTGCTTCCCCCTTGTATTGGCTGTCCAACTACAACGGCTCGGCTTTCCCTGCCACCACCGTGATGATCATTCACCACGCCAACAAGCAGGGTGGGTTTAGGGGCACCTCGGCCATCCGTGACGCCGTTGATGAGACGTGGGCTCTGAAACGCCCCAGCAAGGAGCAGATGGAGCAAGAGCCCTCAACAAGGCACACACGCTTCATCACGGTGGAGAAGAGCCGTTCAGGGCGCTCTGGGACGTCTCTGGCGATGCGTATGGAGAGCGACCTGACCTTCAGCATCAGCGACGCCACTCCAGAGATCGACGAGACCAAGACCACGCCCGACGCAATCATCGATCGTGTGTTGATGAAAATCCGCACCATCTACCCACGCACCATCACCAGAAGTGAGCTGAATGTCGATTCGCTTGTCGGAGGGAACGTGGAAGGCATTAGGAAGTCGCTCCAGCGGTTGGAGAAGAGGGGGCTTATTTCAGCTGTTACCGCTCCAGGGGCAAAGAGAGAGAAGAGTTATCAAGCAGTTCTCTCTCGCGCGCGGGGAGAGGGTACGAAACCTGTCCCATCTGACAACAACCCTTCCCCTGGAACGGATCTGACCTGGGACAAGGGGTGGGACAACCCCCCAAAATCACAAACCTGTCCCACCAGCGAGGTTAAGTGGGACAACACCCCTGAAACGGCACCTGTCCCACCTAGTTGTCCCACCCCAGAAGCCAGTGGTGGAGCGGAAAGTGGCTCGGTGGGACAATCTGGGGAATATCCCCCCGCGCGCGAGGCAGAGTCTGAGCGCACCAGGGAGGAACTCGACACGCTGAGCACTAACGCCTGGAACCAGTGGGACGTGTGAATCCGCTTAACCCGGACCTCCAGTACAGGGGTAAAAACTCAAAAGCAATTCCCTCGGACTACGAGCCGGGGGAACTGGGGCCTAGTAAGTGGTGGTACGAGTTCTGGCGCGATATACGTCTTCGCGATTTGGAACGCGCTGCTACAGTAGACGGGCCAAAAGGCACAACTTAAAAAGGATTAAGTAATGACGTTCCAGGCTCCTGTTTCAATCCCTGACAAGGTTCTCGACGCCTCCGAGAAGATCCAGCTGGCTGACTTGCTTGGTTCGCCTACCTTCCGCCACTGGATCGTTAGCGGGCTGAGCAATGCCGTCCAGTCCGCACACCTCACCGATATGCAGGCTGATGATGACGATCAGTTCCTGCAGTTCCGTATCAACCAGATGATCAACGCCATTCCTTACGAGGTGAGGCGTGAGTGCTTCAACGAGACGGGGCGCTTGATTCGGGAGCGAAAGACTGCTTATGCCTCTCGCGCTCCACGGGGCTAATCAATGCCGGTGGCTGTTCCCTTGGGCAGCCACCCCTTGTTGATCAGCTCGTCCACGATGTCTTGCTGGGCCAAGTACAGGCGCAAGAACTTACAGGCGGTCTCCTGAACGTCTTTCAGGTTGTCCATGCCCTGGATGTCTCGCTTGAACCGCTCGTAGATGAACTCCCGTTTTGTGTCCATCACGCCTCCGGCGAACTATTACATTATGCTTCGCTTCGTCAAGACAGGTCACACTGGTGGTAGGCCGGGTGGACCCGTGGACGGAAAGACCACCATCACCTACTACGAGCTAAAGCGTCCCCAGAGCTTCCTTGCCCTGGTGCGCTTTACGGCTTATAGCCCCGACGGAGGGGTGTTTCGGGTCTTTGAAGGGGTATATGAGGACGATCCAGACGAGTTTTGCCGCTTGGAGCGTGACATCGAAACGGCGCTACATGGCGGGATCGACGCCAGCATCCAGAGCGAGTACGAACATGAAGTGTTTCCGGTGATCTCCAGTTACCTTGACTAGGCTGCTACATTACTGAGGTAGTTCAGGCGCCACCCATGCCTAAGCTTGTCTCCTACAGCTACAAGCGCGATTCCGATCTCCTAGAGATTCACGCCATCGTTGAAGATGCCGTACAGGTTGCTCCAGCAACTGCTACGGAGCCGCCACAGTTTGGTTCCGCTCTCTGTAAAGCGGTACTACTCTGGTACGAACCGATCAGCCACGCCAACGCTCCAACCGGTGAAGAGATCGAGCGTATGCTCGCTTGGATCCCAAAGAACGACTGGTACGCAATTCCCCCCATCTTCTCGGACGATGAGTGACGCAATCAATCCAGGCCACTACCAAAGTGGTGGTATTGAATGCATCGATGCCATCAAAGCGCAGATGACACAGGATGAATTTCTTGGTTATTTGCGCGGCAACAACATAAAGTACCTGTGGCGCTACCGCCAAAAAGGTGGTGCTGAAGACCTACGTAAAGCTCAGTGGTACTTAAACAGACTTATCGCTGAATTTGAACTTGACCCTTTCTACGATCCACTTGCCTAAAACAATGTCAACTCACCCACTTGACTACATCAAAATGAAGACCGCTCCTGCACACATGCAAGCTGAGGTTCAGGACTACAACCTCAAAAAAGCAGAAGAGTTTGAGCGTTACGGCTCAATCGCAAACTCAGTCGATGCCGCTATGGCTTGGGAGGAAACGGTTTGGAATGCGCGTACAGAGGCAGGCTGGGCTTGCGACGAAGGCGGCTGGTACGCTCCAGATGGAACCCACGAGTCCGACTGGGACGGCGAGTTCCCCGAAGAAAAACACGCCTGAGGTCAATGCCCGACACCGTTAAGCTTGCTTTCTTTGCCGGTTTCTGTGTCGGGCTGATTACTTCGGTTCTCATCTAAACAACCGCACCTTCATGTCTGAGTACAAGGTTCTATTCGGCGTCGAGCACCTCGGCGCCTTAGCTTCGTCTACCTGCATTGCGTTTGATACTGAGACGCTCCAGTTGCAACCAGAGGTGGGCAAACTGCGCCTCATCCAACTCGGTTGCAGCAACGCCAAGACAATTGTTGTTATCGATTGCTTTGACCTAGATGAAGACGATTGGGATAAAGTATCAAACTTCTTTGATATAAAGAGGCGTTGGTTAGCGCACAATGCTGTATTTGATCTTGGCTGGCTGCAAGAGCATGGAATACGCCCCAGGGGGCAGCTGTTTTGTACGATGTTGGCTAGCAAATTGTTATCTAACGGGCTGCCTAATGTAAAACATGGCCTTGCACATGTGGCCAAAAGGTATCTGCGTATTGAAGTAAGTAAGGAGCAGCAAGCCTCTAACTGGGGCGCTACAGACCTCAGTGAAGAGCAGCTTGTCTATGCGGCTAAGGATGTCGAGGTGCTGTTAGAGCTGGATGTGGTGTTGCAGCAGATGCTGGCAAAGACCGGATTGGCTGGAGCGGTAAGCCTAGAGTGCAGAGCGCTTCCGGCTATGGCCCAGATGTGGCGCACCGGATTGCCTTGGAACCTTCCTGCCCTTGAACAGCTACGCGATGACTACCAGTTCACGATTAATGCGCTCAGTCGAGAGTTTTTACGGGAATTGGATACAGCGCTCCCTGAGGGCGAAAAGCTCCCCAGAGAAGTGCCAAACCCTAAAAGACTTTCGTACCTTCGAGAACGTCTCACCGAAATGGGCCACGACGATGATGTCCGCGAGCGGTGGTATGCGGAAATTGAGGAGATCGAGAGGGCAGAAACGTTCAACCTCCGCCCAAAAGCTTCTGGTTCTATTCGCCTTGGCACCAAGCAAGACGCGGGCTTCAACCTAAATAGCCCCAAGCAATTGTTACAAAAGTTTACCGCCCTGTTGGGAGAGCCGCCGGTTGACGGCAAGACTGGCAAACCCAGTGCTTGTAGGGCGGCGCTCCAGGAATACGCTGCCGATCACCATGTCATTCAGACGTACTTGGCTTGGAAAAAGGCGGAGAAGCGCCGCCAAATGGTTGAAGCAATCCTCGAAAAAGCAGACGAAAATGGTTTTGTTCGTGCCAGCTATCTGCAGCTTGGAGCGGAATCGGGTCGAATGTCCTGCATCAAGCCCAACAACCAGCAGATTCCCCGTGATACGGAGTTTCGTCAATGCGTTGAAGCTCCTGATGGTTATCTACTGGTGGACGCGGATTTTGGTCAGATGGAATTACGACTCGCTGCGGCAGTGGCTCAGGACGAGAGGATGACCAAAGCGTTCCAGGATGGGGAAGACCTCCATACCGTGACCGCTGAAGCTATTGGGTGCTCTAGGCAGATTGCAAAGTCTGCAAACTTTGGCCTTTTATACGGTTCCGGGGCTAAAGGGCTGCGGAATTACGCTGGTGCGTCTGGCATCACCATGACTCTGGAAGAGGCTGCTCAGATTAGGCAGCAGTGGTTGGATACGTACCAGGGGATTCGCTTATGGCAAAGAGACAATGCAGACTGCGCCGAAAAGACAAAAGGGGATCGGTTTGCGGAGATTCGTATCCCTGGTTCCCGGATGCGGCGGTTCCTGCCTGGGGATATGAACCGGCTGACTGTGCGCTGTAACACCCCGATCCAGGGCGCTGGTGCGGCGATTCTCAAGTGTGCGCTGGGTAATCTGTGGCCTGTGATTGAGGCTGCGGGGGAGCTGGAGGTCAGGATCGCAGCTTGCGTGCATGATGAAATTTTGCTGCTGGTTAAGGAGGACAAGGCTCAGCATTGGGCAGCAGAGCTAAAACGGATAATGGAATCCGCTGAGGCTAAGTGGTTGGGTGAAATCCCTCCGCTTGCTGAACCTTCAGTGGGTAAACGGTGGTCTGAAATTCACTGATGGCTAAGAACGAGCATCGCAGCTACACCGGAGCGGATAACGGTAGGGCCAAACTCACTGAGGATTTGGTCCGCGAAATCCGTGAAAGGTATGCCTTAGGTGCAACCGTTACGGCCCTCATTGATACCTACGGTTTATCCCGCGTCGCTGTGGAAAACGTTGTCAAGTATCGCTCCTGGAGGCATGTGGTCTGATGATCAGTGTTTATCGCACCAATGCGGGCTGGACATATCACGTTCCAGCAAAAACAGGCTATTACAATAGTCTTGGAGAGGTGATGGATGCTGCCTATGCAGCCGAAAACAGGCAGGCAGATCATCATGCGATACCTCAACTACGAGATCGCCCGTGCCACAACTGCCGATTTGCAGCGGGCGGCTAACTTCCTGGAGCGTGCCAGGGAGGTCAGGCGTGGTTGTAGCCAGCAGCGTGCAAAATCGCGGCACGACCAAAAGAGCGGTTGGCGTAAGCATGTAGACGATTCAATTAACTGGTAACACATCGCTAGAATAGTACAAAGTTCTTGTGTGCTACATGGCGATTCGCCACGGGAATAAGACATACCTCCAGATTCTTTTGGATCCCAACCGTGCAGAGCTGCTGAAAGAGGTGGCGGAAAATAAGGGTATGCGGCCCACCGCTTGGATTCGGGATGCCGTGTACAAAATGCTGGAGCTTAACGTTCCAGCGGATGTCTATACAGCAGCGGCCACCAAAGATGAGGCTGCTTGGCAGGCTTCTGTAAGAAGACGTGTTGAAGGTCGGTTGAAATCCCGAAAACAAACGGAAGACTCGGGAGAGGCTGCTGACACCTGAGTTGAAAGGTGATAATTTAGCGCCGTGGTCAACAAACACCCATGCCACGGTACGCACTTTCCATCACACGCCCAGAAGTTGATCCGCTGTATCTTGCTGCTTCTTATGAGCAGACAGGCAGTGGTATTCGCATCACCGATAAACGTGAGGACGCCTGTTCTTACGTGACCATCGAGCAAGCGTCAGCGGTAGCACGCGCGCTACGTCACACGTTTGATGTAACACCCAATGTCATCGAAGTGGAGTATTGATCGGTGGACGGATTTAGCCAATACATCAAGGACATTCTCAGGTATCCGCTCCTAAATAAGCAGCAGGAAATTCTACTGGCGCGTCAAGTCAGGGATTGGGTCAACACCGAAAATCCCTCCCCAAAGCAGGTAAAGGTTGGGCAGCGGGCTTACCACAAGCTCATCAACTGCAATCTTCGTTTGGTGGTATCTATTGCCAAGCGGTATACGCCCCATGCACGCCGGACTGAAATGTTCGACATCGTGCAGGAGGGCAACATGGGTCTTGCTCACGGGATTAAAAAGTTCGATC